ACCTGGGCACATATTTTAGGCTCGAGGCTATTGACTCAGTCACCCCCTGCGGAAGGTCAAAAGTCTACGATCTAACAGTCGATGGCGCGGAAAGCTTCATCGCAGAGGGCTTCGTCGTTCACAATACCAGATGGCATAATTTTGACCTCGCTGGGACAATCATTTCAGAATTCAAAAAAGACTGGGTTCACTTAGACCTGCCGGCAATCTGCGAGAAAAAAAGAGACTCCATCGGACGCAAACGCGGAGAGGCTTTATGGCCAGAAATGTTCTCTCTCAAAGACCTCAAAGAAATACGAAAAGTCATAGGGTCTCGTGAATTCAATGCACAATACCAACAAAGACCCATTGGAGAAGAAGGCTCAATTATAAAACTGGATTGGTTTAATCGATACGTTCGCAGACCTAGCCAATTCAGACGGATCATCCAATCATGGGATACAGCCTACGACGGAAAGTCGATGCATGACCCATCAGTCTGCACGGTATGGGGAGAATTTGTAGACAGAAACTCAACGACCTACTTCCTGCTCGACGTGTGGCGCCAACGAGTTGACTACCCGATAGTTAAAAAAGCCATCTTCTCAATGTACCAACGCTGGCCAGGAACGCATAAAATCTTAATTGAGAACCGAACCAGCGGGAAATCAATAGTCAAAGATCTCCAGCAAACTAACTTGCCAATTCTCCCAATCCTTGGACAAGGCTCTAAAGAGATCAGAGCGATGTCAGTCTCTGGACTGATTGAATCCGGCAAAGTCTGCATCCCCGAAACGGCAAAGTGGCTATACGAGTTCGAGAATGAAGTCGTTCAATTCCCCCTAGGAAAACACGATGACCAAGTTGATTCCATGACACAAGCACTTGAGTACCTAAAGAAACCCTCATTTTACCAATCCATCAAACCTCAATTCTGGAAGTAACGACAGGAGAACAACAATGCTTACCAAAGACGAACTCACCAAAACCTCCCCACTCTATGACGCCAACCTCGCAGAATGGAACTACAACCAGATGGCATATGACGGGGGAGAAACTTTTGTGAATGATGCCCTCGTCAAAGAAGCACGAGAGTCAGACAACAACTGGGCTGAACGTAAAGCCCGAGGGATATGTTTTAACTATGCCAAGTCAATCGTAAATATTTATTCATTTTATCTCAATGAACAGCACCCTGTTCGAGACCTTGGAGGATTGCAAGATGACGAGTTGTTCAATATGTTTGAGGAAGACTGCGACCAGTATGGCACCAACTTTGAACAGTTTATTATCGAGGCCCAAAAGTTATCATCTGTCGCCGGGGCCGTCGGCATCCTCGTTGATAAGCCCGTCACCAATAAAAAAAATCTCACCCGGGAAGCTGCCAAAGCCGACAAAATCTACCCCTACTGCTCCGCTTACACGCTCCCTAATATAATTAACTGGGAAGTAACCAGAGACCCAGTTTCAGGGAAACTTGTCTTGAGCTCACTCACCCTACGAGAACCGGATAATTCTTACCTCGTCTGGACCAGAGCCAGGTGGGAAAGATACTCCATCAACACCGATGCTAAAGCCAAAAAAGATGAACAGGTGGTCCTTGACGACAGCGGTAAAAACCCCCTTGGGATCATCCCTTTCCTCTGGTTACAAAACATCCGGAGCATTTCCCGCCCACACATCGGCGTCTCCGATATTACTGAAATCTCCCGCATCACCGCAAGTATTATCAGAGACATTAGTTGTGGAGATGAAGTGATTAAATATGCTGGGTTCCCAATGCTCAGAAAACCCCAGAGAAGCACAGGAGACACCTCGGCCGATGTCAGTGGAGTTACAGCAGTTCTTGAATTTGACCCCGAACAAGGGGACGGGGGGAAGCCTGACTGGTTAGAAGCCCCGACCAAAGAACCGATGGACGCTATCACCAACTGGATCAACACCAAAATTGCAGAAATATTTCAAGCCGCGCATCTATCCGGAGTACACGCCCATGAGACCTCCTCTAATGTCAGATCCGGAGTTTCTATGCGTTACGAATTTCAACAACTCTCAAGGGTCCTCGCAGCGAAGTCAACAAACATGAATGAAGCCGAACTCCGAATCATTGAGTTTTTTATCCTTTGGCAAGGACTGCCATTCTTAATGAAAGATATTATTGTCTCTCGCCCCAACGACTTCTCAGTTGATGACCTGAGCATGACTCTTGAGAATCTCGATATTGCCTCAGCCTCGGTCAACAGCCTAACCTTTCAAAAAGAACTCCAGAAAACTATTGTCAGGAAAACCGTCTCCGACGCAACAACCTCCCTCCTTAATACTATGTATGAGGAAATTGACGAGAACACCACCGAGCTACCAAAAAAAGACACCGCCAACACATTCTCTAAAAAGGATGAATTCAGACAAGACTTGGGCTACAATAGGGCAAATAAAAAACCGGAGGATTGACCCCCGGCCTTTTACTTTCGTTTCGCAAGGTATAAAATATCGTGAGCTTTATTATATCTAAATGACGACAAATCAGAAAGGCAGGCCGTGTGGATCGGAATAGCTTCACACAGCCTGCCTTTAGTCGTCCCATCAACCGGGATCAAAATCGTCCATCCATCGTCATTCCCCCCGCACACCGGACACTTCTTCCCTATTGGGAAATGCTCAAATATCCTCTCGTTCTTACCCATCTTACACCTGTATTAATTTTTTACCGCAATTCTTACATATCCCATGTTGCTCGAGTTCCTCATGAAGGTGTCCACAATACGGGCACACCACCTCATACGACTCTTTACCTACACCTTGAGTCTCAAACATATCAACCGTGTCAACGGGAGAATCATCCTCAGAGAAGAAACTCATTCAACCCTCCAACACCGGACGCATTGGTTCCCCGACCGGACTTCAAACCGTTTTCCTGTAAACCGACCATATCTTCGTCCCGCCGCACGGACTGTCTGTGCCAACCTGTTTAAGGCTTTAGGGTTGTCAAGATCAACCTGAGGCTGCTTCACTTCAAAAGATGAATTAAGTTTCATACTCTTAAACGGATACTTCGACCGCCCTGATTTCGTCCGTGCAGGCGAAATTGGGACATCGTCCTGAACTTTACTTATAACTCTACTACTGTTCATATCCTCTCCTGTAATTTAATTATCAATCGTTTATAATCTGCCAACGAGAGAGCATGGAATAATTCTTCCGCTATTTTGTTGACGCTCTTCAACATGAAACCTTGTAATCTTGGCTCGTAAAAGCCGCCCCTCAAAAACCCGGAGTTGGATAAAATATCTTTTGCCTGAAATAAATTCCGAGCAACACCGACAACTGCACCTGAATCTTTGAGTTCGCCTATAACCTTTTTCTGAATCTTGCTAACCACCCCTTTTTTTGTCTTTACCTCAATGTAGGCAGCTCGCCCATTATTAACCATCGCAATATCCGGCAAACCTATTTTCTGATACTGCGACCCGTGGACCTTGTAGTGAAATATCTTCTCATGCTTCAGCCACTTCATTATCTGTTTTACCAGCCCTGATTCGCGGCCGGTGTACAACTCCCTCTCCGAGTTTAACATATCTGCTCCCGCAAGGTTTACATAAGATTAACCCCTCACGGGCTCTTGTCATTCCAACATAAAACATGCGCTTTATGGCATCACGCCCCCCGAACCCCTGCTGACCATTCTGCAAGAACCCCTGGTAGGAGAGATCCGGGAATAGAAAAACTATATCCGATTCTCCCCCTTTAACGCTATGAATTGTTCCCACCGTCACTTGCGGCCGCTTTAATAAAGCTTGCCGGCCGCGCCTTTTTACTATACTTACAGGGTAGTCCATCGCTTTTCCGAAAAGCGATTTATACCAGTCAAGATCAAAGCTTAAAAACTTAGGAAGAGCCTCCTCCTCAAATATATCACGAACAACCAAGGCGAAGTCCTCCTTGCTGATATCATCTTTAACCGCATCAAGCTGTTTCTTCCATCCCCGTTTTAACACCCCCGTACTCTTTACTTTATGCAACGCCGTTTTTAACTGAGCTGGACTCCAAAATTTAGGGCTTTTATTATAATCCTTACTCGGCTCAAGGTAATCATAAAGCTGAATCGCTTTGGTTGTCCCTGCTGAAACCAAAGGATTCCAACGGCTTGCATAAGGATTTCCAAAAGGCACGCCCTCATCTTTCAACCACTTAATGATAGGGTTCAACATATAAGCGCACGAAGTTAAGAACATTAGACTCTTTCCTGAGTCAAGATGTTCAAGAATGATATCCTTCACCGGAAAAAAATTTTCATAAGTTGCCGCGGATTTCAAGACAAAACCCTCAACCTCCGTAGGCTTGTACTCGACCACGGCCCTATCTTTTATCGACCCGATCAAACCCATCGCCGCAGAATGCACGGCTTTTGGCACTCTGTAAGACTGGGACAATATCCGAACATTCTCTTTAGGAACCCTGTTAATATCCATAATGTCAGGATCAGCGCCCCGCCAATGGAATAAACTTTGGTCAGGATCACCCACAACAACAAAACTATCCGCTTTCGTCGCCCACTTTGACAATAATTTATGCTCTGCTTTTGATAAGTCTTGAGCCTCATCCGCAAAAATTACATTCGGTGACCCGGGGGCTGTGAATAATCTAACCATCGCCTCATCGATTAAATCAGCGAAGTCAACTCTCTCAGCCGCTTTTTTCCAGTCACACCATTGCTGATAGAATTCCCGCGCCAATGTTGGCCACCGCTCAGGAGCCACACACCTCGCTCTCAGTAAGTTCACCTTCTGGAGATACTCATCTCCACGCCCCTTTCCCTCCACTGAAGCCTCCCCTGCGGCGTCGTTGTCTGGAGATACCGCCGTCGCTGAAATCAGCAAGGCAGGGTGATCATCATTCCAAGAGGCGATCCCTTCTTTAGTCTCAGCCAGCCTTGGCCGACCAAGCCCCCTAAATGCGTGCGCGTGTAAAGTGCCTATCATGTCGGGATTCACCGAACTCTCACGGGAAGCCAACTCTCTCGCCGCAGCTTTGGTCAGCGAACAGAGCATAACCTTGTCAGGTCCATACTTCTGAATCGCAAGCTCCACTTGGCGAATTACGTGAGTCGACTTCCCTGATCCGGGTGGGCCAATATATAATACCTCATTCATACAGAATACAATCCTCTTTATCAGTCACGTTAACTACCCACCACTCACTCTTATTGCACCAGCACCGATGCTTCGGCGACAGATTCATTGCAATCTCGAACTTCTGGCAATTCAAACATGCCTTAGGGTGACGACTCCGCAAAGAGTCGTCACCCCCGGCAATGCCCATCAATTTACCAAGCTCGTCCATTATTTTTTAATCGCCGCTTTCAGCGACTGAGACGCCGCCTTAACCGATTCTTTTTGTTCTGGCGACAGCCGCTGCCCGACCTGAAAAGTAAACCGTGAGAATTTTAAGCCGTTATCATTCTTGTCAGCCTCAAGCCCTAACACAGTTGTCACACTGTAATAAGGCAACCCCGCAGATGCCAACTTCAACAGATACTGTTTACATCCTTTAAGGCTCGCCGGTGGAAT